GTGTTAAAGAGATAACATTTAACATATAACTTTAAGTCAAGAGCGCTGGTTATTACAGGGTCCTCCGATCGGCTGTCAAGAGAAAAGCGATTGACGGGCGCACCTCGCTCTGCGGCGTAAAGACGCATTTGCTTACGTGTAAAGAGATTGACCTTTGACACCTCGCGAGATAGTCTTGTCGAAGGTCACAGCCGCCTGATGGTTGATGACGGTACGCCCGGAGGCCTCGCCCTGTGGTGTATGGCGGCAGGCACGCCCACGCGAGAGTGTGGTCAACGGTTTCCCTGCCAACTCCAGAGCTACACCTATTCGCAGGAGGGGCGCGCACGCGCGCTCCGCTTGCGTGGTGGCGAGTGTCGCACTGCGCGGCGCTCGCTAACACGCGAGGGAACATGAGCGAGTTTCACGACGGCCCACGTATCTACAGCCTGAGCGTTCACGGCATCAAGCAGATTGAATTAGAGCATGATCCCGCGCGCCAGTGCATCTCAATCAAGTTGACCGGCGAAGCTGAGCGGCGCGACTTTACTGTGACGGTCTACACGGACACGGCCAACAGCGTGCCCATCGTTGTCACGTCATATGTAGATGAGCTTGAAAAGCAATCGACCTAGTGCAGTTAGCTGGCCAGTCTGTTCTGGCCAGCGTGCGGCGCTTTGCCGATAGGAGAGCACACATGCCGCTAGTGATTGATACGCACGACTACCCCATGACGCGACGTGCGCACGTCTGCCCGTTCTGTCTCAAACACAAGAACCACGGCTTGCTGACATGCTGGCCATGCTTTCGCGAGCAGGGTCTACGCTACGGCGAGAACGAACGCCAACGCGACTTGCTTGACTGCCACGAATTCGGCCTCGCTAACCCGGAGTGAGCACCCATGACACCGCACCACAAGCCGCGCAACGTTCCGTTGACCCGGATCGCGCGCCTAAGCAAAGGCAAGCAGCCCGATTGTTTTGTTGCTGATACCGCAGCTGACAAGGCTGTGGCTGGCCAGCATCTCGGTTTTGAGGTGGCCATTGCGGCGCTGATGCGCTCGCGTGGTTACTAACTTGCACCGCAAGCGCCACGGCCGCGCGCCGTGACGTTTGCTGGGCAATGTCACCGCGTCGAGCCCGACGCATAGGAGAGCAGACCATGAATATGTCCCGCGCCTTGTACGCCTCAACTGCCCGTTTCGATGGCACCGCACGCGCGTTGAGCGAAGATGAAATGCGCGCAATTGCGCCATCCATCTTTGCGACCACAGCGCACGCCTCGCGCAGCGAACGGTTTCGCCCAATTCCGACAATCGACGTTGTGCGCGGCTTGCAGCATGAAGGGTTCGCACCCGTCGCCGTCAAGCAATGCGGTTCGCGTGAAGTTGACCGCCGTGACTTTACCAAGCACATGATACGCCTTCGCCGGCTTGATGACGTGACCAAGTACAAGGCCGGCGACACGGTCGCGGAAGTCATCCTGAAAAACGCCAACGATGGCACGGCTGCATATGACTTGCTCGCCGGGTTATTCAAAATCCTTTGCCTGAACAGCTTGGTTGCGCAAACCGACACGATGGAAAGTTTGCGCGTCAAGCATACCGGCGACATCGCGCATAAGGTGATCGACGGTACCTACCGCGTCCTGGACACGGCTGTGGCCGCGTTGGAAGCGCCGCGCGAGTGGTCAACCATCACGCTGGATCGAGATGAGCAGAACGCCTTTGCCGAAGCCGCTCACGTCGTGCGCTTCGCGGACGCGGAAGGCACGGTTGAGACACCTATCAAGCCCGTGCAATTGCTGATCCCGCGCCGTTACGAAGACCAAGCGCCCAATCTCTGGAACACGTTTAACGTGATCCAGGAGAACACAATCAAGGGCGGGCTGACGGCTATGGGGCGCGATGCCAACAATCGGCCGCGTCGTTCGACCACGCGCGCCGTGAACGGCATTGACCAGGATGTGAAGCTGAACAAGGCGTTGTTTACGTTGGCCACCAAAATGGCCGAGCTTAAGCGATAGCGCAGTCAGCTGGCCCGGATCACACCGGGCCAGCTTGCGGCGCTTGTGCCGGCAGGAGAGCAACAACATGACAGACAAGCTCAAAGCTGTCGCTGATCTACGCGGATACGACCACGTATTCATCAGCGCAGAAGGCGTGCAACGCTTTGCGGAGGCGTTCGGACTGGAAGGGAAGATCACGCCAACCCTGCATTACGCCAGTCCGCAGGAGCCCAAAGGCCTAACGCTGGCAAATGGTGCCAAATCCGCAACAGGTATGGATGCCAGCGTGTTGGCAGCAACAATTTGCCGCCTGCTGAATGTTCAGTATGAAGACAAAATGGGGCGCGGCTCGCGATTGCGATCATGCTGTGATGCGCTCGCGCACTACTACAGCAGGAGCAAGTAGTTGCACGGCAGACGGCGCGCGTTGCGCCGTCGACCGGGCAATTCCGCCCGCACTAACCCAACCCAGTCAGGCGAGCGCGAGCGTCTGAGCCGAAAGATAAACCTGCTTTGTGGTGGTCGCCACGGGGCGCAAGGTTTATCGGCTCGCGCACCTCAATGCAACAGGAGAGCAAACCCATGCTCGTAGACCCGAAAGTTGACCTGCTGTCTGAGCTTGTAACGTTGTCTGATCGAATGGACGCGATGGCACACAATGACATGGGGCATCTAACCCTTGTGCAAGCTGGACTGTTCCACCGCGCCCATCGTTCCATCAATCTACTAATCGCCTGCGTTTTCGAGCAAGCGAAACAGGAGAGCAAACCCCATGAAGCCCGAGCAAATCACCGCACGGGATGTGCAAAAGAAAGCAAGCCCGCACTGCAGCCACTGCGGAAGTAGCGATATCCGCGTGGAGGCGTTCGCGCTCTGGTCCGAACATCTGCAGGACTGGAGGCTAACCGAGCTACTTGATGGCAACACAGCTTGCAATCACTGCGGCCAGGGTTGCGAGATCAAGTGGACACTGAGCAACTAACAGGAGAGCAAACCCATGAAACGATCGAGCCCAAAATTCACACGGCGGCACTATGAAGCAACCGCCGGTCTGATCCGCAATCTCGACCCGCTCGCGCGTGACCCCGTCATCCAGCAATACATCGCGATGTTTGGCCGGGACAATCCACGTTTCGACCGCGAACGGTTCGTTGCGGCTTGCGTTCCGTCCGTGATCGAAGTCACGGCGGAAGGCAAACGCGCATTGTTGAGCGGAGGGCGCTAGGCCATGCGCATCGGGACAGACCACTTCCTGAGCCACGATGCAGCCGTGCGCTACTATTTCGCACAGTACGGCGCTGACGCTCACATTGTTGTCGCGCAAAAACTGCTCGACGGCGAAATCCACATCGGCAGACCAACAACTAAAACAGGAGAGCACGCCTATCTGATCGACGGTGCAACACGGTGGGCAATCGAGAGTAGCTGAAACAATGCGGGCCACGGGCTGGCCTCTTAAGCCCGTGGCCCTTCCCCACCACAACAGGAAAAGGGTAAAAAAATACCAAAAAAATCCAGAAAAATTGTGGCCAAATTGTGGCAAATGGAACCAGGAGAGCACATGACCCGCGACGAATGGAGCAAACTATCGGACAACGAGAAGGCGAAGCTGTGGCCGACCTACAACACTGAGCAGCGCAAGCACCTCGCTGATCTAAGCGGCCTCACACCGCAGCTGAACGGGCTGGAGCACCAACGCGTGGAGGCGGTGCGCAAAACCGGCGAGGTGGTGCGGTTCTATGTTGGCCGGTCAGCCGGCTGGCGACCGTGCCATATCGAAATCATGCGGATGTCTTCAACAACGAGCGATCAGCCGGCCGATCCTGAATACAAATCGATCGCGGTGCTACCCGGCAAGTGGAGGGTCTGAACATGCAAGAGATGAAAAAACCTATTCAGGTCTGGATAAAGTACAACAACGGTGGTTGGCAATGTGTGTTCGACACAGACAGTCCACCGCTCGCGCGTGAGTATGCACAAAACCGCATCAGCTTCAGTAGCAGTATGGAGCGCGTGGAAGTGCGCGACGATTTTGGGCGAGCGGTGCTAGAAACGATTTTTGACCGGTCTTGGGAATAGAAACTGCCGGACCCCGGAGAGCAGCCAAGGTCCGGCAGTGCGCGAAGGTAACCCACGACCTACTGACGACAGTCCCCAAGGAGCTGGGACCGAGAACCCACCTCTACCACACGAAAGGAACGACCGACAATGCCCGACAACACGACCGCAGACACCATGGCACAGATGGTCGAAAAACGGCTGGCGGCCATCAGCGAGGAACTGAAGGCCATTGCCACCACCCTGGAAACCATGAAGGCCACGAGCCAAAAGGAAATCCAGGTGCTGGACGCGCAGCTGCAAGCGATCGAGGCGGCGCGGCGAGCCGTACCCGCGTCACCGTACCTGAGTGGTCGCTGGCCTCGACGCGACGGCGACACTTACGGTAACGTCAAGTCACTGGTTTCAACCCCGGAGACGGACGTTGCCGACAGTACGCCAGGGGATTTACGAGCTTCTAACGTCAGTGGAGCTTGACACCAAAGAGTTTGGACGGTCACGGATCGAACCGTGGCCGTCCCAGCGCATCATCATTGACGCCGTCGCCAAGGGACTAAACGAGGGTGTTCATGAATTCGTCGTCCTTAAATGCCGACAAGTTGCGGTTACGTCTGTTTGTTCGGTTATTGAGTTATTCTGGTCTTTGGCGAACCCTGGGGTTCAAGGGGCTATTATTGCTGATCGAACTGATAATCTTGAACGCTTGCGTCGGATTTTTGCAAGCCTGCTCGAAACTTTGCCGCCCGAATGGCGTACCCCCGAGCACAAACTAATCCAGAACAATCGCAACGGCATGGCGTTTGCCAATCGGTCCGTGATTGACCTGATGGCAGCTGCCAGCAATCCCGACCTGGGCGCGAGCCGTGCGCTGAACATGATGCACGCGACCGAGTGCAGCCAATGGAAATCGCTAGCCGGCGTGGAAAGTCTGAAAGCCTCGCTGGCCAGGGAGAACCCGCACCGGCTGTACATCTGGGAGAGCATCGCCAACGGTTTCAATTGGTACTACAACTTTTGCCAGCAAGCCAAGCTCGACCGCCACATGAAATTTATCTTTATCGGCTTCTGGGCGCAGCCGACCTACAGCATCGCCAAAACCGATCCTGACTACAAAATCTACTGGGACGGTCACCTAACAACTGAGGAGATCAACCGCGCCCGCTACGTCAAGGAGAACTACAACTGGATCATCAAACCGGAGCAAATTGCTTGGTGGCGGCGCGAGGCGGAATTCCGCCAAGAAGAATACATGCTGCGGCATTATCCGTGGCACGAGCGCGAGTGTTTCATTGCCAGTGGATCAGGTTTCTTCCCTGCACAACGCACCCTGGAAATGGCCGAGCAGCTGACGCCGAGCCCGCCCTATCGTGGCTACAAATACTTTTTCGATGAAGACTTCCTGAAGTCCCGTATCGAACAAGTCGACAACCCAGAGAGCGCGATGCTGAAAATCTGGGAGCCGCCCGAGCCCAAGGGCATTTACTGTATTGGTGTTGATCCATCGGGCGGTGGTGGCGGCGACACCGACGACCACGCCATTCAGGTGTTGCGCTGCTATTCCGACCGCGTTATTCAAGTTGCTGAATTCCAATCAAACAAACCGCTGACCTATCAATTAGCCTGGGTGCTGGCGCATCTGGCGGGCGCGTACAAGGATCACCTTGCCAATCTGGAAGTTACCGGCGTAGGGGCAGCTGTCCTTCCCGAAGTGCGCAATCTCCGCCAACTAGCTGAGCGAGGCATTCTTCAGGGAGTGCCCGGCACAGAAAACATATTGAACCTAATCGGGGCGGTTCGTTGGTTCTTGTACAAAAGACCCGATACGCTTGGTGGTGCAGGAAATGTGATCGCATGGAAAGCGAACGCAGACAATAAATATCAGGTATACTCGGAAATTCGTGACAGCTTGATGTTGCACCGGTTAGAAATAAGATCACCGAAACTAATCCAACAAATGCAAGCCATCGTCGAAGACGACGGCTGGATCGGGGCCGGACCCGATACGGGCGAAAATGACGACTTGGTGTCTGCACTGGTGCTGGCCCATCATGCTTGGGTGGAATGGCGGCGGCCGATGTTGGTCGCGCGCAACCTGACCTGGGACAGCGTCAAGGGCAAGAGCCCGCCGCAGGACATGGGCACTGTGCTCAGTTTTGCCTTTAGCTCCCACATCTCTATGATCAATCGCAAGGCGCGCGAACGCAAGGAACGGTTCTGATGAAATGCTACAGCGGCCAGTGTCGCGGCGGGCCAAAAGACGGCGAGGATTTGGTTTGTTCGAGGAAAACCTACTGGGTTCCGACTGCACCACCTATCAGTCTGCGTTCGGCAATGGAACCACTCGACGGGACCGTCCCCACCGCAACAATCATCTGGGGGCACTACCAGCATATCCTTGGTCAATGGGTGTGGCATGCCGATCGTTAGGACCTACGGCTGCGAGCAATGCGGCAATTTCATCGAGGTCACGCTGACGATGCAGCAGTGCGACGATCCCGCGCCCGACTGCCCGTACTGCGCGGCTCGCCCGATGCAACAAGAATTCAAGCCGTTCGCCATCGGCGGTTCGACCGTAGGCAAAGCGGTCAAGCTCGCCGAGACGATCGCCGCCGAGGACTATGGCGTCGCCGACATGCAGCACGACACCCGGCACGGCGGCACCCCCAAGGTGCGTTACAAGGACCAGGGCACCCCATTGCAAGCCAGCGCCTGGGGCGCGACCGGCGAGGTGCTGCAACAGGCCGTGGCTCTCGGTCGGCAGACACGCATGGCCAACGGCGGCTTTTCCGGTATCGACACGCTGCAGCACATGCTGAAAACCGGCGAGCAGCCGGACCTGATCGAAGCCTCGAAACGACGGGCCATGAAAGTGTGGTAATGCCGATCATCCTGCAGAAGCGGCTGACCAAGCTGCAGGAACAGCGCATCACCCGAATGACCCTCACCGAGCTGATCACCTACGAAGCTGTGCTGTGGCGGTGGATGGACAAGCTCGACAAAAGCAAAATGCACAGCGAAGATATCGTTGTTCAGCTGAACGCCATCCACCGCGAGGTCGAATGGCGGGCCATGGACGCGGAGTGGAACCATGCTGCGCATCCCTGACAAAGATCTGGGGCTCTGGGTCAAGGAGCTGATCGACGAGTGCATGGCCAGCGCCGAGGAACGCGGCATGATCTACGGCCGCGCCGCGCAGTACTACTATCAGGGCACATGGTCCGAACGCGCCGCCATCTACAACAAAATCAAGCCATTCATTGATAAATTGGCCGGGTTCCTGATGCAGCCGACCGACGTCCGGTTCGCGCTGGTCTACGACACCAGCCAGGACGACAGTGTGCTGGAACGCGGGCAGCTGGTTTCGGAAAAGCTCTCGGCTGACTACATCAACACCGACAGCGATGTGACGTTCGCCGAGGCCGTGGTGTGGTCGCTGATCAACGGCTGCGCCATCCTAAAACACGTTCCGACCGAGGATCACGGGTTCGGCATCGGACAAATCCACCCGCAAAATTTCGGCGTGTTGGGCGAGACAACCATGTCGCTGGATGAGCAGGAGGCATTCTGCCACGTCAGCTACCCGACGATTTCCCGGCTGCGCAGCATGCTGGAGAACCATCCCCGCCGCCGCGAAATCATGGACGAAGTCGAGGCGGGTCGCAGCGGCGACCGGGACGCGGAGAACGTGCCGCAGTATTTTCATCAAATGGTGGTGGGCGGTCTGCAGCCACTCGGCGGGCCCGGTGGCGCAACCAGCCCGGAGGCAGCGGGCATCGTCAACGTGTTTCCTGTGCCGACCCCGTGGCGGCCCAACCGCAAGCTGACCCCGACCGTCAAACACTGCGAGCTGTGGATCAAGGACCGCGACCGCGAGGGCGACTACACGACCATTCAGTGCATCTATGGGGCTGATCCGATCATTATCGAGGGCGACGATACCCGACGCAATCTGTCACGCATTCCCGGCCGCCATTCGTTCGTCAAGGTGCAAGCACAGCCGACCCCCGGATATTTTTGGGGCCGATCCTGGATTGCTGACGTGCAGATGTTACAGGATGTGCTCAACAAACGCATGCGCGACAACCAAGTGCAGTGGGAACGCAACTCGCGCGCACCGCAAGTATTCAGCGGGTTCTCGTCAATTACTGAAGAACAATACTTCAAGATCATCAACGAGGGCGGTTTTATTAACGATCCAAATCCGAATGCCAAAGCAAGCAAAATGCTTGAACCTCCACCACCGAATTATCTGGAGGAACTACAATTTCTGTTTCAACTATTTGATGAGGCTGCGGGCTTTACGCCGGTCATGTCAGGACAAGGCGAGCCCGGCGTGAGGGCGGGCGTACACGCGCAAACCCTGGTGCGCACCTCGACCCCGCGCCTGATCGACCAAGCGGCGCGGATCGAACGGCAACTTGCCGAGAGCGGCTACCTGTGCCTGCGCATCATGCAAGCAATGGACGCGCATATCTATACCACGGGAGACAACAAAATTGAGTTTACACTGCACGAGATACCCGATGACTTCCAGGTCCAAGTCGACAGTCATTCCGCCTCCCCAGCCTTTGCCGAGGACAACAAGCAGACCGCCATTGCGCTTGCCCGAGCCGGCGCAATCGACGCCGAAGACCTGATCCACCTCCTGCACCCACCGGGCGCGGAATTGCTGCTGTCGCGGCTGCGCCAGCGCAAGAAGCAGCAAGCACAGGCGGCACAGGCCGAAGAAAGCAAGGAGATGATCCGCGAGGTGCTGCAGCTGCACCCCAGCAAGTCGGGAGCAGGAGGCGGTAGACGAAAGCGCGGCTAGAGGTGTAGCTTGTTGCCCTGCTTCCCAGTCTTGCCCCCGCATACCCGGAAGCAATCGCCGCTCCCGCCGTCCCTCCGTATGCCCCCCAAGCGAGCGGGAGCGGCAC